ATGAAAAAGGTTTTGATTACACTGGCGATCTTCTTCGCCATGGCTGGGACTGCCAACGCCGACCCGATTTTTACGCCGATTTTCACGTACCTATTTTCGGTTGCGGGATTCACCGGCGCCGCCCTCTCTTCCATTAGCCTTATCGCGACCGCTCGCGCGACTCGCCTGATCATTGGGAGGGGCCGGCAATGACGATGTGCAATGCTTGGCGGCGTGACGGCGACATCCTGCTGCTGACCGATACTGCGATGCTCCGCCAGTCGGGCCGGGTTGCCAGCTTCGCGAACAAGGTGGCGACGTTCCCTCACTTCAATTCGGCGGTCGCCGTCCGTGGCAACGCAGCGCACTTGCCGAGTCTGCTTAATTTCCTGACAAAACAGGACTTTCAAACATACTCTGAGTTCGAAAACGGTCTTGCCACCTGCCTTAAGCGACTGCCGCTGTTCCGATGGAGCGCCTTTGATCTCGTCGTCGCACACGTCCCTAAAAAAGGCGGTGCTCGCCTATGGGGCCTCTCCAACCGCCCGGTCTTCGGCGTGCCCGCCTGGCAGTTGGCGCCGCTACCCTGCATTTTCAACGAAGGCGAGGGCGACGACTTCAATGAGGACGCAACCAATCTCCCCTCACTGTACGACGAGGACGACGGCTCCTGCGTGAAGTGGCTCGCCGCGACACAACGCAACGTGCTCAAGCCCTTCGGGTGGCAGCGCAAGCCGGTGGTGGCAACCATTGGCGGCAGCGTCGTTGCGACCACAGTGAACGCGACCGGCATTTATCAGCGGGAAGTCGGACGCTGGCCAGACGATCGCGTCGGCAAGCCACTTGATCCAGCCGCCGACTTCGTGCCGGCCAAGAACCGCAAGTCCAAGCCGCCGCGCGAGCCGTCGTCGATCATGAACGGCATCAGCTTCGGCTGATTATCCTCTTGTCGGGCGGATGAAATGACGGCGAAGCGATAGCCGAACAACGGGAAGCTGCATCGGGCCGCCCGGGCCTAGTCTCCCCCGTCAATGCAGCAGGTCGCATCCATACCAGAAGGGCAGTCGATGTCGCAGGAACGAAGGGCGCCTTGGCGCGCGTGGTATCAAACGCCCGCGTGGGCAGCCATCCGCGCCCGTCGCAAGGCCAAGGAGCCGTATTGCCGCAAATGCGCGGCCGTGGGGCTCAAGACGCCGGTCGATATCGTCGACCACATCGAGCCGCATCGTGGCAGACGGGATCTGTTCTTCCGCTTCGAGAACACACAGTCATTGTGCAAGCGCTGCCACGACAGCACCAAGCAGCAGGCGGAGACGCTCGGATACTCGACTGAGATAGGCGCCGATGGTCTGCCAATCGATCCGCGGCACCCCTTCAACCGGTTCTGACCGAGTGGGGAGGGCGGGTCAAAAGTCCGGACGCTCGCCGCCCTGACCGGCCGGTGTTCCCATCTCCAGAGTTAGTTTTGCGGCGAGGTAGCGAATGGGGCTGCGGGGACCAGGTGCGCGACGTCTCGCTGACGCCCGCGCTGCAACTCCCGTGCGCCGACGCCGGATGCCGTGGGACGCGAAGGGGCTGACGCGTGCCGAGCGGGTTATCAAGTTCGTCCAGTATTGCCCGGTGACAAAAGGCAAGCGCGCCGGCCGGAAGATGAAGCTGCTTCCGGGGCAGCGCGCGTTCCTTGAAGATCTCTACGGCCGGCCGGATAGCGAGCGAGTTCGGATCGCCGTCAAGAGCGAGCCTAGAGGCAACGGCAAGACCGGTCTGCTGGCAACCCTTATTCTCTGCCATCTGATCGGGCCGGAAGCGGAACCACGCGGCGAGGTCTATGCAGCGGCTGTGGACCGCACACAGTCCGGGAAAATGTTCGACGAGGTGGAAGCGATCATTCTCGCGGTCCCGGCCTTCGCCGAACTGGTGAATATCCAGCGCTTCCACAAGAAGATCGAGGTCCTGAGCGGCCAAGGTGCCGGCTCGATATTCGAGGCGATGAGCGCCGATGCGCGCAAGGGGCATGGCCTGGCGCCGTCCTTGTGGGTCTTCGACGAACTGGCGCGGGTGCCGTCGCGGGATCTTCTCGACGCGCTGATGACGGCCCAGGGCAAGCGCAATCGGTCCCTTGGAATCATAATCAGCACGCAGGCGGCCGACGACGAGCACGCGCTTTCGCAGATCATCGACGACGGGCTGAGCGGTGCCGACCCTTCGGTGTTGGTCCACCTCTTGGCGGCACCGGACGATGCGGACCCGTTCGACCCGGAAACACTTCGCGCGGTCAATCCCGCGCTCGGCATCTTCCTCGATAAGGCGGACCTTCTCGTTGAGCAACAAAGGGCGAAGCGCCTGCCGTCCTTCGCGCCAGCGTTCATCAACCTGAGGCTCAACCGCCGAGTGGACTCGAGGGCTGAAGACCGGGTCCTGAACATTGGCGTCTGGAAGGAAGCGATGGGCACGGTTGATCGGGCATCGCTCCGCGGGCGGCGCTGCTTCGGCGGCCTCGACCTGTCGGGGCGTAACGATCTGTCGGCGCTGGTGCTCATCTTCCCCAGCGCTGGCGCGGATCCGAGCTTCGATATTCTGCCATTCGCGTGGACTCCGGCCGGCGCAATGCAGGAACGAACGGCGGTCGAGCGGGAACGTCTCAGGCAATGGATCCGAGAGGGACATCTCATCGAGGTTCCGGGGCCGACGATCCGTTACGGCTATATCGCCGCGGCGCTCGCTCAACTGTCGCAAGAATTCGACATTCGCGCCGTCGGCTACGATCGGTGGCGCATTGACGATCTCAAGTCTGAACTCATCGACATCGGCTGCAATGTGCCACTGCAGGAGTTCGGCCAAGGCTTCAAGGACATGTCGCCGGCCGTCGAGCGGTTCGCCGAGCTCGCATTGTCCGGCAAGCTCAGGCACGGCTCCAACCCCGTTCTGAATGCTGCCGTTGCGGGGGCCATCACCGTTACCGACCCAGCCGGAAACATCAAGGTCGACAAGGAAAAATCCAACTCACGCGGGCCGGTGCGCATCGACCCGCTTGTTGCTCTCGTGATCGCGATCGGCACCGCCGCCCGCTTCGTCGAGCCGCCAAAACGCGACCTAAGCGGCTTCCTCTCGAAACCTATCATGGTGGTCTGAATGTCTCTACGTGCATGGATCGGGAGGAAGATCGGCCTCTCGGACTCGAAGTTCTGGGCGGCTTTCTCCGGCCGGGAGAGCTACGCCGGCAAGTTCGTCACTGCCGACGCCGCGCTCCAGCTGGCGACCGTGTGGGCGTGCGTTCGCCTCACGGCGCAAGCCGTCTCGATGCTGCCGCTGCAACTGTTCGAGCGGACAAGCGGTGGACGGGTACCGGCGGTCTCTCATCCGCTTACTGACATCATCGCCGAAAGCCCGAACGACGAAATGACCGGGCTGGAACTCTGGGAAGCCGTTACCGCATGGCTATGCGTGAATGGCAACGCCTACGCCGAAAAAGCCTTCATGGGAAATCGCCTTGTCTCCCTCAACCTGATCGCTGCCGACCAGATGCAGGTGACGCGAAACACAGACGGCGAGCTCGTTTACCGTTTCAACGATCGTGGCCTCCCGGAGCAACTGCCGGCGTCGAAGATCTTCCACGTGAAGGGCTTTGGGTTCGGCGGCGACCTTGGCCTGTCGCCGATCCGCTTCGGCGTCCAGACGTTCGGCAGCGCGATCGCGACGGACGAAACCGCCGGCAAGATCTTCGACGGTGGCATGATGCCAGCCGGCGTGCTTACCGCAGACCAGGTGATCGACGACCCCCAACGGGAAGCCCTCACCAAGATCATGCAGTCGTTCGCAGGGTCGCGGAACGCGGGGAAGATGATGGTCCTCGAGGCAGGGCTCAAGTACCAGCAACTGAGCCTCGATCCCGAAACGACGCAGATGCTGGAGACCCGGCGCTTCCATGTCGAAGAGATCTGCCGATGGTTCGGAACGCCTCCTATCATCGTCGGCCACGCCGCCCAAGGACAGACGATGTGGGGAACCGGCGTTGAGGCCCTGCTGATCCAGTGGTTGACCACCGGCTTGAATCCGTTCCTCTCCCGCATCGAGCGCCGAATCCGCAAGCAGCTCCTGACGCCGGAAGAGCGCGGCCGCTTCTATGCCGAGTTCAATCGTGAGGGTCTGCTGCAGGCCGACAGCGCGGCGAAAGCGGCCTTCCTGTCGACGATGGTTCAGAACGGCCTCATGGGTCGCATCGAGGCCCGCGCCAAGCTGAACCTACCGGCCACACCGCCCAACGGCGACCGCCTCACCGTCCAGACGAATCTCACCTTCCTCGACCAACTCGGCGCCGCTGCCGCGCCGGCCGCTCGCACGGAGCCAAAGCCATGAGCCTAAAAATTCGCGACTTCGATCTGTCCGTGAAAGCCGTCCAGCCAGACGGCTTTTTCTCTGGCTACGGCTCGGTGTTCGGCGTCGTCGACAGCTACAACGAGATCGTCGCTCCTGGCGCCTTCGCGTCGTCGCTCGCCGATCGCGCGGCGAAGGGGCGAAAGCTGCCGATCCTCTGGCAGCACCAATCCGACCGGCCGCTAGGGGTCTACGACCTCGTAAAGGAGGACAGTCGCGGCCTTTACCTAGAAGGCCAGCTTCTCGTCTCCGACGTTGCCCAGGCACGAGAAGCGCACGCCTTGATGAAGGCCGGCGCCATCTCCGGTCTATCGATCGGATATTGGCCGCGCGCCTCATCGCTCGACGACAAGACCGGCGTCCGCACCCTGACGGCAGTCGACCTCGATGAGGTGAGCATCGTCACGCGTCCCGCCAACGATGAGGCGCGCATCGACGTCGTCAAGATGAAGCTCGCCCATGGCGGGCTTCCGACCCTTCCAGAATTCGAAAAGCTCCTGCGTGAGGCCGGCTTTTCAAAGACGCAGGCCGCGGTGATCGCCAACCGCGGCCTGTCCCATGTCCTTCGGCGAGAGGCCGAAGCCCCGGCGGAATCATCCGGAGGGTTGTCCGCAATCGCGGCTCATCTCCGTTCCTTCAACCTCGATATCTGAGGTAACACCATGTCGTTTCACACCAAGTCGGCGGAGTTCCGCCGGAAGAATGAAGCCATCGACCGCGCCGACGATCAGGCGTCCGTCGCCGAGATCATGCAGGCGCTTCAGCAGCGCGACGAGCAGATCAAGGCCTTCGCCACCAAGGCCGACAGCGAGATCAAGTCCCATGGGCGCATCCTCGAGGAGACGAAGTCCGCCTTGGACAAGATCCTCTCCGAGGCCGGCGGCATGGCCGCTCGCCTCGTAGAAGTCGAGCAGAAGCTCGCCAAGCGCGCCGGCGGCGGAGTGCTGCAAGTCAAGTCGATCGGCGAGCAGTTCACCGCCACCACCGACTTCCTTGACCTGCAGAAGAAGGGCAAGGGCTTCGCCCGGCTCAATCTGAAGGCGGTGACGTCGATCACCTCGGCGACTACCGGCACTGGCGGCGTTGGTGACGCTATCCGCCCGGATCGGCTCGCCGACATCGTGCGCGGTCCCGATCGGGTGATGACCATCCGCAACATGCTGGCACCCGGCCGGACGGCCTCGAACGCCATCGAGTACGTCAAAGAATCGGGCTTCCAGAACATGGCCGCGCCGGTGGCGGAGACCGCTGCCAAGCCTCAGTCGGATCTCGCTTTCGACCTCGTCACGACCAACGTTCGCACTATCGCTCATTGGTTCCTGGCGTCGAAGCAGGTCCTGGAAGACGTCCCGGCGCTTCAGTCCTACATCGACACCCGCGCCCGCTACGGCCTCGCCTACAAAGAGGAAGAGCAGCTTCTCTCCGGCGACGGCACCGGGCAGAACCTCCACGGCCTCATCCCGCAGGCCACGGCCTTCGACGATGATCTCCGCAGCGTTGGCGACACCCGGATCGACGTCCTTCGTCGCGCCATCCTGCAGGTCCGGATCGCCGAGTATCGCGCCTCCGGCATCGTCCTGAACCCGCTGGATTGGGCGGAAATCGAGCTGCTGAAGGACGACTCCGGAAAGTACATCTGGAGCAATCCCACCATCAACAACGGGCAGAACCTCTGGGGCCTGCCGGTGGTCGACACCAACGCCATGCCGGCCGGCAAGTTCATGGTCGGCGCCTTCAACATCGCGGCCCAGGTGTTCGACCGGGAAGACGCCGCCGTCGAAGTCTCCACCGAGGACTCGGACAACTTCCGGAAAAACATGATCACCATCCGCGCGGAGGAACGTCTCGCGCTGGCGGTGATGCGGCCGGAATCCTTCGTCCACGGGCCCTTTGTCGCCCCGACCCCGTAACGCATCGATCTGAACGCGAGGGGGGGGCGGCTTCGGCTGCCCCCTTTTTCTCTTGGAGATCCCCATATGCTCATTCGCACCACCGCGCCGGCTTCGCTCGCGACGCTGTTGCTGCCCGGCGTTCTCAGCCATCTCCATCTTGACGCCGACGACGGCGAGGTTCTGCCCAAGGTTAAAGCCGCAGTGGGCGCGCTCGACGGGCCGAAAGGACGCCTCCGCCGCTGCCTGTTGACGCAGACCTGGCGCCTTGTCCTCGATGCCTTCCCCATGGAGCCGGAACCCCTGAGGCTTCCCTTGCCGCCTGTCGCGAGTGTCGCAGGCATCACCTATGCGGACGCAGACGGCGCCACCCAGACCCTGCCCACGTCCGATTATCAGGTGTTGGGCATCGGTTCGGATGAGGCCTCCGTGATCCCGGCCCGTGGCAAGGCGTGGCCGCAGGTGGTGCCTTGGCCAGAAACCGTCAAGGTGGACTTCGTCACGGGCTACGGCACGACGTCGGACAGCTTGCCGGAACCCATCGTTGAGGCCGTGAAGCAGCTTGCTGCGCACCTCTATGTCAACCGACAGGCCGTCGATCTGACCTCAATGTCTGAGATCCCGCTGGGCATCCGCGATCTTCTCGCGCCCTATCGCGTCTTCGTCTGAAAGAGGGTCTCGACATGATCCGTGTCGGCTCAATGAACCGCCGCCTGACGATCCTCCGGACCTCGCAGGGTGAGGAACGTGACGAATACGGAGTCCCCATTTCCACCACCTCCGAGGTGGCCACCGTCTGGGCAGAGCGCATCCCAAAGAGCGAGGACGAGGCCATGTCGAAAGTCGACATCGAGTTCGCTATCAGCGTTGTCACGTTTCGGATCTGGTTCCGCACCGACCTAAAGGCAACCGACGGGCTCCGCTGTGAGGGGGTAGACTACGACATCACCGGCATTCGGGAACTCGGCTTCCGCGAACGCCTCGAGGTGACCGCTGAGGCGCGCACCGCCCCTTGGGGAGCGTGAAAGCATGGCGAAGTCATCAGTGACCGGCGGTGCCGAAACGCGCGCCGCGTTGAAGGCCTTGCGCTCGGCCCTGGCAGGACCTTTGAACACCGCCAGCAAACGAGCTTGCGAGCCCATGCTCGACGAGGCCAAAGCGCGCTTGGCGGCCAACGGCTCGCGCAAGAGTGGTCGGCTCTACAAGATCCTGATCATCAAACGAAACGGGAAACGATCAAGACCCCTGACGCCGGTCTATGAGATCGGGCCGGACGGGTCGGACCCTGCATATCGTGAGGCGCATCTGGTCGAGCTCGGTACGGCGCCGCACTGGCAACCGAAGAAAAAGCGGATGCATCCCGGCGCTGCGGCGAAGCCATTCCTTCGGCCGGCCTTCGACGCCGAGAAGGAAACAGCGGTCAAGGTGTTCGCTGACACCATCGGACCGGCCATCGAAGCCCAAGCCGCCCGGCTTGCCCGCCGCGCTGCCAAGAAGGGGAAATCATGAGCGCCATCGTCATCACGATAGCCGCACTCGCCGGGGCAGCGAACGTCGCGGCCATCGTCGGCGATCGCGTTGAGATTGAACCGGGCACCCCGTCGACGCCACCGCCGCGGATCACCGTTGCGTTGGTCGACGAGGAGGAGACTTACACCCTCTCCGGTGCAGGAAACTACCCAACTTCCCGCGTGTCGGTCATCTGTGTCGCCCTCAGTGCCGCTGATGCTCACCGCCTCGCCGCTGAGGTCAAGGCGGCTCTCAATGATTGCGACGGCGAGTTTTCTGGTTTCTACGCCACGTTCCGGAAGGCCGGGACCGAGTACGCGGATTGGTCCGACGATCAAACCACGCATCGCGTCATTGTTGATTATCTGGTCGACTGGAAACCGGCCGGGTGATCCCCCTGCCGAGGCGGTGAGTCCGGGCGCGAGGGGCGTTGGTTGTCGCCAAAACGCTGACTCGACAACCATTCCGCGATTTGCTTGAGTTCCCCACGTGGCAACGGGGGAAATCATGAAAAAGCTGACTATTGCGGCGCTGTGCCTCGCACTCGCCGGATGCGTGAACGTAAATAAGGAACTCGTGGCAACCGGCGGCAGCCGGGCAGACGGAACGGTTGATCTGAGCTACGAGCAAGCCAGCATCGAGAACGTCAAGATCGACCCGGTTAAGGGTGTCGCTACGGCTCGTGAGCGCTGTCAGGCTTGGGGCTACAAGGACGCGGCTCCGTTCGGTGGCGAGTCTCGAATGTGTCAGGTCTCAACCAATTACGGTTGCAATCAGTGGCTTGCCACGATCCGATATCAGTGCCTGGGCAGCGTGCCTGCCAGTCCTTCGAAATAATCATTCCAAGCGCAACCGCTTGCGCCTTCGCCGCTCCCTCACGGGGGCGGCTTTTTTTGCATTTGCAAAGCCGCAATTGCTATTTGCAAAATTCAAATATGAGACGACGGGGGTATACCTCATATCAATCAATGACTTTCAAAGTTGATGTCATTTTCATTTGCGCAATTGACGCAAAAAATGCAATTTAGAAATTATCATTTGCGCAATTGACGCAAAAAATACTGTTTGACACGATGTTTTGATACGATTAGAACTCATATCGTCATTAAGAGGTGCACCATGCAACACAACGACGACGCATCAACGTTTATCGAACACTTAGGATATGCTGTTCGTGTCGGGCGAATGGCGATGATGGCGGCGATGAACGAACGCGACATTGCTGCATCAGCCATCGAACTTCACTTCGCTGATATAGAAGACGCAATCGATTCCTGGCTCGATCGCCCCAAGGCCGCCGCCTGAGGTGATCGAGCTAACCGCCCGCCATGGGCACCACACGAGGCCGCGATGCCCACTCCCTACCAAGGGAGTGGGTTTTCTGTTACCCCACCCGTTACCCCCGAAGGGGTTGCCATTTTTAGCGGCCCGGCAGAGTCCATCAAGCCATTGAAAAGATTGGTGAGCGCGATGGGACTCGAACCCATGACCCCATGA